ATAGGGATATTAGATTAATATGAAACTAACAGATAATTTTAGCAAATCAGAATTTAACTGCAAGTGCGGTTGTGAAATGCCTAATGATGTATTAGATAATATTAAGTTGTTAGCAATACAGTTACAGACAATTAGAGAGTATGTAGGTCAACCAATAAAAATTAATAGTGCATATAGATGCCAATTGCATAATAGTATCATAGGAGGTGTTAAAACAAGCCAACATATATTAGGTAAGGCTTCTGATATTACTATAAATACTTTTACACCTGATGAAGTTGTAGATGTTATTGAAAACTTATTAGTAAATGAAATGTTAGGTTCTTTTTATATTGGTGGTTTAGGCAGATACAACACTTTTACACACTTAGATATTAGAGATTATAAGGCACGTTGGGATAAAAGAAGATAAATATGGAAATTAATTTGATATTATTAGCACCAAACGCAATGATGGTTGGTTGGCAATATTTTAAACCTGAAAAGGGTTTTGAATTTAAAGAGGTAAATTTATTTATATTATTCTTTCAAATACAATTTAGATGGGCATAATTGGACTTATTGGAAATTTATTAGGAATTGGTAAAAGCTATTTAGCTAATAAATCTAAATTAAAGCAAATAAAACTTGAACAAGAATTTGCTATTATAGAAGCACAAACAAAAGCTAATGTAGATAGGATTCTTTCTAATACAGATAGTGATAATCAGATTGATTTAATAACTGCTCAAGACAAAAAGCATAGTTTTAAGGATGAAGTTGTAACATACTTATTTTTAACACCTGTTTTTATTGCTACTATTACACCTTTTATTATAGCAGTTAAAGAAAGTAACTTTATAAACCTTTCAGAAGATATTAGGATTTCTTACGAAAATCTAAATCAATTGCCTAATTGGTATAAATATGTTTTAGGTGCTATTGTTATTGATGTGCTTGGGTTTAGGTCTTTTGCAAGAAAATTAGTAGATAAGTATATTAAGTAAACACTATTAAATATAATTATTCTCTTATACAAGTAAATGTTTTTTGATAATAATGTTTTGCTAATATTTTTTGATAAATATATATTTTATATGTTACAAGCCAATTATTAAAAAGTAATGATTTAGTTTTATTATGGGATAAATTTACAGGTTTGATTTTTGGAAATTGCTATATTCAACATTTATTATTTTTATACTTATTAACAAACCTTATTTAATAGGCTTGTAAACAACTTTATTGTTTGTATTGTAAATGTATGTTGTATATTTACACAAGAGATTGATTACCTCTTTTATTCCTTGTTTTTATTCATAACTTGTTTTTTAAAATAGAGGTCAGAAATGGCTTCTATTTTTTTTATATTTATTTTAACAAAATTTTAACATTTCAAATAGTTGCTAAACTAAAAAGGTGTTGTAGATTCGCATCATAATTAATCACTAAAACAAATATTATGAAAGAAACATTAACAATGTTACAAGAATACGCAAAAGCATCAGATAATTTATGGATGTACCACAAAATGCAAAAGTTAGAAACTGAAATAGAAACAGCCATATTAAATGCAGAATTAGAGGCTTATGATAATATCTTAAATAATTAAATATAAAACAATTAGAAATTATGAGTTGTAAATGTGATTTTGTAATAGCTAGGAGTGGTGTAGCTGAACTATTCATACTTATAAATAATAGATGGAAGGACTTAATAGATTTGTCTTTTAAATGTCCAAAATGTAATAAAAAAATAGAGTATTCAAATAATAAAAACTACCCTAATATGTGGGATGTAAAATTATGAAACTAAAAGATAACTATAATATTTTTTGCACTATATCTGCGGGGTATTCAAGTATTATGATGGCTTTAAAATTAAAGGAATGGTATCCAGGACATAATATAGTTTATGCAATGGCAAACACCTCTAAAGAAGAACCAAGAAGTTTAGAATATATGAATAAATGTGATGAATATTATGGTTTAGATATGAATTGGATTGAAGCTATTTTTAACGAAAGAGGTAAAGGAGTTGATTTTAGAATAGTTGATTATAAAGATTTGAAAACAGAAGGCGAAATATTTGAACAAGGTATTAAAAAACTTGGTATTTCTTCTAAAATAAATTCTTGGTGCAATAGAGATATGAAAATCGTGCCTTTAAAAAAGTTTGCTGATAGCATTTTTGGTTTAGACAATTATTCTATTGCGGTTGGAATTAGAGCAGATGAGATGGATAGAGTAAAAGATGCCTACTTAACTAACAATACATTTTATCCTTTATTAGATAATGGAATTACAACAATAGATAGAAATAGATTCTGGAAAGACCAACCAATACAGATTGAAATACCTGCTTATAAAGGTAATTGTGATTTGTGTTATAAAAAGTCTAATAGAAAATTAATGACGATTATAGCAGAGGAACCAAGTAAAACCAAATGGTGGAATGATATGATTAATAAATATTCTACTACACCAATAGAAGGGAAACCATCATATAATTATTATGCAGAAAACGGTGGTATGAATTTTTACAGACAAAATATAAGTATGGAAGACCTGATAGAAATGGCGAGTAAACCATTTTCTAAAGCAAATGATGAATATGTTTATGAAAATGATTTGTTTGATAGTGAAGAAGAGTGCGGTTCTGGTTGTAGTGTTTTTTAATACTTACAAACTAAATTATGATTATTGTGGAATATAAAAAAGAGTAATAATAACAATTAAACAATAGAAATTATGAAATATAAAAAAGGAGATTTAGTAAAGGTAATTGAATTAAAGGATGGTGACTCTTACTGGGGTGTTGAATTAAATGAAACTTATAAAGTTATTAGTGTGTGTGATTATTGTGTTGAGATTGATGCTGGAAAAGGAGATAGATGGATGTTCTATTCCCAAATCAAGAAAGTTAAAAAGAAGAAAAGCAAAAAAGATTTAAGAATTGAGGAGTTAGAAAACCAAGTTAAACAAATGAAATACAGAATGTTGTTAAAGAATTAAAAGAACGTAAACAATTAAACAATTAAAACAATAGAAATTATGAGTTTTTTAGTAGGAACTTTTCAAAGGGAGGATTCAGAATTATTTAAAAATAACAATCCTTTAAGCTGTGTCAAAATAGTAACAGAATTAAAAAAAGAGTATTTGATTTCTGCAAGGGAAGATTCTGATTACCAAGTTATAAGATTATCTACAAAAGAGTATTACAATCCCAAAAACAATAATTGGGTAAAAATTAATAACAATTAAACAATTAGAATTTATGGAATCAGATTGTTGTGGTGCCGAAAGATGGTACGAAACAGACCTTTGTAGTGATTGTAAAGAAAATTCAGAGTTTAACGAAACAGAAGAATAATATGAAAGTAAATGAAACCGCTTGGGTTAACTTAAAAAAGCAAATAGAAATGCACTTAAAAGAAGACCCAAATCTAACAGATGTTGCAATTAATTATCAAGTAAAAATACCAACTTTTGGAACAAGAAATTATTTAAACTTAAATGTTTCAATTAACAAATAAATTTTAACTATATTTACAAAAATAAAAACAATTAAAAATGAACAATTTAAACAAAATTCAAGCCGAATTAAAAGCACCAAAGAACCAAAGAAATAATTTTGGTAAGTACAATTACAGAAGTTGTGAAGACATCTTAGAAGCAGTTAAACCGCTTTTAGATAAATACAATTGTACACTTACAGTTTCAGATGAAATAAAGCAATTAGGAGATATTATCTTTGTAGAATCAATTGCAGTAATATCTGACGGAGAGAACCAAGTGCATACAAAAGCACAAGCGGGTATAGACCCAAACAGAAAAGGTATGGACATTGCACAGAGTTTTGGTAGCAGTAGTTCATATTCGAGAAAGTATGCTTTAAATGGCTTATTTTTGATTGATGATACAAAAGATGCTGATAGTACAAATACACACGGTAAAACTACAACAACTTTAGAAAATAATAAGGATTGGCTAAATAAAGGCACACCTGAATTTACAAAAGTAATAGCATATTTAAAAGGCGGTGGTACACTTGCAAACGTTGAAAAGAAATACAAAGTTTCAAAAGAAACAAAAGAATTATTAACTAAATAGAATTATGAAAAGCAGAAAAAAAGCAATTATATTGGCTTTGTTCGGTGGGATACTAGGTATGCACAGATTTTATTTAGGGCAAACTTTTAGGGGTGTAATTTGCATCCCTTTAGGATTAATTATAGCTCCTTTTACCGCAATATATTGGTTGTTAACAAGTGAAGAATCATTTGACAACAATTACAATAAACAGAGAATACAAAGAGAATTATTAAATAAATTAAAATAAACCAATTAAAATTAGAATTATGAGCGACAAAAGTTATTTATTAGGAGATGTAGAATTACATTTAGAAGAGATTAAAAAGTTATCACAATACTTTGAGAGTATTTTAACTTACAATTCACAAAAGGAGTTAGTTCCAAAAAAAGATGAAAATGGTAAAGAGTTGAAGAAACTTAAATTAAACTTTTCAATCTTTGAGGAAGGCAATTATGGTAAAAATGTTTCTTTTACAATTCCCCAAACAAAGGAACAAAGAGAGAACAAAGAAAAAAAGCGTTATGTAGCAAATGGTAAAATTTATTACGCATCAGATGAACTGCAAGGTTTTGTTCAAAAGACAGAAGCAAAGGCAGAAGTGCAAGAAGAAGAAGGAGTAGATTTACCATTCTAATTTACATTTTCAACTAACCAAACAAAAAGGGGGTATTCATTGGGTTGCCCTCTTTTTTTATTTAAAAATTTAAGTATGTGGCATTATAAAGGAACACTAATAAAAGATAGAGCAGATTTACCAAAGGATGCAATAGGCTTCGTTTACAGAATCCATAACCATCAAGAAAGCAAATACTACATTGGCAAGAAGATACTGCTTAATATGCGTACTAAACCACCATTAAAAGGATATAAAAGAAAGAGGGTTGATTACGTTGAAAGCAATTGGTTAAAATATACAGGAAGTAATGCAGAAACAAAAAAATGGTTGATTAAAGATTGTTACAGAGAAATAGTTTACATTTGCTATAATCGAACAATGATGAC